GTAAATCGCTGTGGACTTATCCAAGGCAACCAACGACGAATCAGCACCTACCGATGCAGTAGCAATCAGCGAGTATGCTGTGCCGCCGCCATCGTCTTCGCTGTGCACGTCAATGGTAATGTCAGCAGCGTTTGTGCCATCGACGTTAGCCACTTGGATCATGTTGATCTTGAACACCTTGCCAGATGATGCAGCGTTGCTGACCAGTGTGGTTGCGGATGTTGTCGACAACGCAATCGTGGCGGATTTGCCAGTGATCGTTGTGACATCTACGATATTTGGGTTTGCCATTTAATTTCTCCTCAGCCGAACACGATTGCCATAGCAATGGCCTTACCAGTTGATATTCCAGCACTACCAAAACTGATAGTACCACTTCCGTCCGTAACTAATGCTTGGCCGCTTGTGCCATCTGATGTGGGAAGCGTCAAAGCCGTGACAAATGATTGAAGGTTGGCGTCGTAGGCCAGAACGTCTGTGCCGATGTCGCCAACAGCAGCTGTGCCAAGACCAAGGTTGGTGCGCGAAGTACCTGCGTTCGCTACATCCGACAAGTTGTTTGCCGAGGTTAAAACACCAGAAAGATCTGTACCAAAGCTGGTTACTGCAGCTGCAGCACCTGCGCCGTCGCAGTAGATGATGTCCGTCGCGCCGTCAGCAATGGTTACTGTTGAACCAGAACCTTGGCTGATGATAACGCTTTGCCCAGAGTTGTTGACGATGAAGTACTGCTTGCTCTGATCGTTCGGAGAAACAGTAACTGTGTTCGTCCCACTGGGAGAGCCTCCAAACACCAACACCTTGTATTGGCCCTCGGACAACGCGCCGTCAGAAGTGGAGAGAGTATGTGTGGTTCCCGAAAGGGTAATGCCACCGACGCCGCTTGTTAGGCGATCGACGATCTCCAAGTTTGTATTCGTAGTATCACCCCATGTACCCGACTGCTCGCCGTTGGTAATGAGTTCGATACCGGTATTGATGGTGTATGTACTGGCCATAGTTTACCTCTGAGCCTCCGTCACGGGTTAATTTCAGTATAACTTGTTGTCGTGCTTGGCACAACAGGTGTCCAATCTGTGTCAGGTGAAGGCACAACGCGGCCCCACACCAACACGCCCCAAGGGGAGATCAGACCATCTGCGGTGACGCCCGTGACATCAACGTCTATACCAGTTCCTGTGGTGACAGTAACAGAACCAACAGTCGATGTCAGCTCAAAACCTGTTACTGGGATGCGCTGGTTGTTTTTGATGGTGACTTCGCCAACCGCGCCCGTTCCTACGAGCGGTAATGAGATCGGCGTGCCCCAAGCTCCGGCGCCCCACGTGTTGCGGCCCCAGCCCTCAAACGTAACCAGAGCATCTTGCCGTATAGAAGAAACCAGACCGTCGGCAGCTACGCCTACAGGGCTGACCACGGCAATACCGGTGGCTGTAACGGAGCCAACACCACCTGTAGCAGAAAGTCCGGTTGTAGCAGGTGCAGTCGACCCAGTAGCAACTGCGGCGCCAACTGCGCTGGTTGCGGCGACCCCAGTAGGTTCGACGTTTACACCCGAACCCTCGCCGATCGTGACGCCTTCAATTCCGCTGGTTGCCTCCACCCCTGTAACAACGGCAGCGACAAGTGCACGGAACGTGACCTCACCGACATCAGACGTGGCGGCCAGACCCGACACAACAGCATCTGCACCTGCGGCCACCGTAACGGCACCGACAGCACTCGTTGCCTCCACCCCGGTTGTTGGGACTTCAGTCGTACCTGACGTGGTGACGACACCAACAGAGGCTGTAGCTTCCTGCCCAGCGATGACAGGTTCGACGTTAATCACGACGCTCACAGAACCTACAGAGCCCGTGACCCCAAGGTTCCCAGACACAACAGAAGAGTCGCCAGTAACAGTTACGCTACCGACGGCACTTGTTGCACCTAGCCCAGATATCACAACGGGGGCCGCTTGACCCCACGGCCCCTCAGACCAAGATTCTCGGCTCCATCCTGTGATATTCGCCATAACCAGTCACTCCTCCGTTAGGCAGAGTGGCTTAGGCAATCCGGATGATGGCCGTTGAACTATCGGCAGTAGGAAAAACAATCTGAAAATCGCCTGCGGTCGACGTCTTGTCAGCACCAAAATCTAGAACAACAACACTTGGATCGCCTGCCGCAGTGTCATTATAGATCAATGCGCCACGTGCAGTGATAGTGGCTGACGTGAATGTCAGGTCATCAAAGTCTGTGAAGGCTGTCGTCCCAGATGTTGTTGGTGTGACATTTGTCAACGTGCCGCCGCCGGCTGCGTAGGAACCAGAGTTACCAACTTCGTTCGTCGCGGTGTAAGCCGTTGTGGCTGCCGTAAACGCAGCACTGTTGGTGTACAGCGCCAGCTTGAATGAATTGCCAGTGCCTGTCGTAAAGTTATGCACACCCTGCAGGATCTCCTGCTTGAATGATGTACAAAGAAAATTCCCAGTGAACGCCATGTCACAGTTTCCTTATCAGTTGTGCGAGGTCGGGATGACCCGCGTCATTGAGTGCATTATACACAGTTGTGCGGTCGCTGCGAACCGCTTGTTTCAAATAGTGCTCGACCACCTTTTCGATGTGCTTTTGAAAAGCAACCGCTTGATCCCGGATAGCGGGAGGTGCAGTGTCAGCCACTGAAACAACTTTCTGCGCGCACTGTGCAGCAAGCTCCTCGGGAGTGAACCCCCTGTTATTGGTTGCGCGAACACCAACGAGAGGAGCGTCTTGCTTTACACTAAGGTCTAAACTGAACATCAGGTCTTGGGCCTCACGACTTGACCAGTGCGATACTGGTCTGTGGTTTCCTTGGCTTCGCCCAGAAGTTTAATTCCAACGATGGATTCCTGCAGGCGCTTTTCGTAAAGCGACAGGACATCAGGCTCGCCCTTCATGAAAATGTACGCTTCCAAAAGGGATCCGTAAAGCATGGCCATTTCAGCGTTTGTGCTGAGCCAGGTCGTTCCATCGTCCGAAAGCTCAGTGATGCTCTGAGGCCGATACAGATAGTGGAGTTCCATGGTGAACTCCTGATCAGGCGTCGGACCCAAGAGAAAGTAGTCGACGTCGAACTGAGCGTAGTACTTCGGCGTGCCTGTAGTGGTGGTGTCGGGATTGTACTGTTGTACAAAAGACACGTCCTTGAAGTCCAAGAAACTACGGTCGCCGTTGCTGCCGCGGTAGCTCAAAGAGTACGGTGCCAAGAAGTCGGACGGAACAGCCAAATATGGGTTCCCGTTGTCAGAAAACGCAGTAGCATTTTTACGGAACAAGCTGAGTTGCACCTGCTTGAGAATGCGCTCTTCAGCCTGGCGGATAAACAAAGGGATGTTGTTGACGAAAGTGGTCTCGTCATATTCAGAGTAATCCTGAATCGCCTGCTTGAGTTGGCCGTATGTAAAGCTCATGTTGTCACCACCGTAACCTGTCCCGCCTTACCTATCATACGAACGCTCACAAGGCTAGGTGCCTCTACTGTCGGCACATCCACGTAGACCTGAAGCGCCTCGGGCTGATCAGGGCGGGGATTGCGTAAGGCCTGCGGATCCGGGCCTGCCTTTGGAGGGTAGAGCTGCGGGTGCTTCGCCTCATACTCGTCGGACCCGACAAGCGCACCCGTCCACTCCTTGCGCATATCGCGCAGGCGGTAACGAAAACCAGACCGGTCAGAGATCCCATACGCGTTTTTGTCGGAAGCAAAAGCCATAGCTCAGACCCTCATCGAGCGAGCACTTGGAACAAGCCTCAACCCTACACGAGTCTCGTCCTCGTTAGCAGCGCGCTGAAACTCTTCCTCGTAGATTGACTTCATCATCTGCACGCGTTCTGGAGCCCGCTTAACAGAGAGGTAGTAGGCCAAGCCCGCAACCATGCAGGGGTAAAACCGAAACGGGATCCCCGTGGTGTCGGTCAGGTTGTCGACGTCCTCGATACGCTGCACATAGTAATACACCAGCTGGTCTGTGCTGTTCTCTGGCGTCTGCCAGAGATTGATCACAGGTGCGATCTGACGGTCGTAATAGAACTGAGACGGGCGGCCCTGGTCTGTTTTGTTCGGGAAGTCCAGGTAGTCGCTACGGCTGATCCGAGCCATCTCATAGTCCGTGCCGTCGCGACGCAACACCATGTCCAGTATGTCGACGACATCTTCTGCAAGAGTGTATTGCGCCGTGCCTTGCGTCACAGTGGTTGTGCCAGTCGACACCGTCCACATATTCAGGCCCCGATTGGCCCACTCCGCAAACATGATGTTCATCGAGCGACGAGCCGTCTTGGCGTCGTAGCCCGTACGCATCTCAAGACCGATACGCTCATAGGCCTCTTCAATCGCTTCTGCGACGTCGAGGTTGAAGTCTCGTGAGCCCGATGTTGTCATTTCTTTTTCGCCGTTTTGGCCGACTGCTTGAACGCCTTGTTAGTTGGCGCCCCTTTAGAGCCGGGCTTCCTCATCTTCTCGCCAGAGCCTGCGGCTATCCGCTTCTTCTTAGCTTGAATGTTGGCATACAGACCAGGCTTCTTAGCCATTACTTCTTACCCATAGCCATTTGCTTACGGGGGCTGCACATCGACTGATCGACCGTGCCGCCTTTTTTATATCCCGCTTTGACAGAGCCACCTTTCATGTAGCCCTTTTTCATTGCGCCTTTAGTCTTTGAACACTTCTTCATCGGAGGCTCCATCACTTGTTTTGCCATGTTGGTGCGGTTCATATTACTGTCCCACGTTGTCTTTGAACGACATCCACACTGCACCTGCTATGAATAATAGCAGACCACCAGTGGCCAGTCGAACAGTTGTTTGCCAAACAGCCTTGCGCGTATCACGCCATGCGGACAACAGGCTTCGCAACTCATCCAGATCCTTGGGAGCACTCTCGTCGTGCAAGCCAAGCTCTTCAAGCGCGGCCCTCGCTCCTCGCTTCGCGGACCGGTCGAGCATTGCTTCTAGCTCTTCTGGCGTAATCGTCACGTTGCCCATTCTGCTCACCACTTGCTGCAAGACCAATACTTGGCCTTCAGTTTATCTAGGGTTCCCTTGTCACAGCCGTGCCGTGCTCGGAACGATTTGCGCCTCTCTGGATTGGATTTCTTGATCGTCATGTTGGCATCGCCGAAACGAACGATCTTTTCCTTGCCTTTGTCACAAGCCTTCACAACAAACTTCTTGCCACCAGACGTCTGCCGGCGAGGTTTGTTGCACTTCATCTTATCCTTGTCGACTTTGGCCATTGAGATATCCAAGCAGAAAAGCTCGGCCCCCCATAGGAGCCGAGCTTGTTTTACGAGTAGTACACGTTGATCGAAACCAAGTTCTCTGCTCGGAGATAGATACCCTTACGCGCTAACAGACCTTCGTCAGGGAAGTTGAACCCGTTGAAGTAAATGTCGTTAGCGTTGGTATGGTAGCTAGACAACCACCTTGCAGTTTGCCCGTTTGTTGTAGAGTGGACATAGTAGCAGTCGTTGTCACCCGTGATCGTACCTGTGTTGATGTCCGTCAAGGTGAAGGTATCGGCGTCAACACGAGTGATCTCGTAGTTGCCTGGAGTAGCGATGACGCCGTTACTGTCTTCCAGGAACGTGATTCCAATCAAATCACCCGTCACAAGGCCGTGGCCTACATCCGTCACAGTGACTGTTGTAGCTGCACGAACATACTCTCCGGCTACTGGGAGCACGTCTGTGTCCCAGATATCCAAAGTGCCTTCAGACGATGATCCAACAACGTCGAGCGCACGCACTCTAGCGCGTCCTTTGTAGATGTAACCGGAGCCGTGAAGGTGTCCGGATTTTACGTCTGATCCAGCCATGCTGTATCTCCTTAACCTGCGGAGACAGAAAGCGTTCCGCCATCATTCCAGAGAGCACCAGCAACGCTAGGGTCCGATGTCGGGACAACGAAGACGTTGTCTGTAGCTGTTGCGGTAAGAGTGCCTGTGGCTGTTACTGTTGTGGCTGTAACTGCGCCTGTGACGTCGCCAGTCACATCACCTGTGATGTCGCCTACGAAGCCGTTGGCCGAGTTTACTGGTCCAGAAAATGAAGTCGTACCCATTGGAATCTCCTGTCGGGGTAAGTGTCAGCCGCACAATGCAGCTGTCAGGGATGTCCCCACACTACAAGAAATGGCCTCGAAAGAAAAGGGTTTAAACATACTCGAACCTCCAACCCTTATACGGCCCACGGCTCAACGCCTTGCCTGACCTAACAGAGCGCTGAACCGTCGGAAGAAAGATGCCGAGCTCCTCCTTAATCGCCGTGGTCCTAGAATACACCGTCTCTGTCCCGTCTGGAGCAATCGCTTTGACAGACTGACCCATCTTGGCCTTCGACTCCTCGCTGTGGGACTTACCAAGCCAGTTCTGATTACCTGTCACCCGTTCCGCAATCGCCTGACGCTCTTCTGCCGAGCGCACATGCCCAAGAGCATTGGTGTTCCCCTTGAGCCCCTCAGACATCTTCTGGCGCGTCTCCTCCGTCGGGATGAACCGGCCGCCGCGGCCCTCGGCTAACGCAGCGTGGACCTTGGTCCTGATCTTCTCCTTGGTCTCATCGCTGTGCTTTCTGCCCGTGCGTGGGTCCGAGGTTTTCCACTGCTCAATAGTTGCTTCGCGTATCACCTGCTTTTGTTGTTCAGAAAGACGTCTCCCATAGTTTGGGGACTCCTCCCCTGTTCTGCCACGCATGGGGCTGTCGAACCAACGTGAGAGGTTGCAGCATAAGGGATCCTCGAACAACTCGTTTATCAGAGCCTCCTCAGCTATCCCCATCGCTACGGTGCAGTCAAATTCCGCTAGTTTAACAAACGCAAAAGCGCTCTCTCCGTGCTTACTCCATGAGGATTGAAGCTTGGGGTTGGGATGGGTTCGCTTTCTCAGTTTCGTGCGATGCGTTCTCCAGCGCTCATACAAATTGCCGCTACTACCTATGTAGAACTTTCCACTTATCGTGTTTCTTATCTCGTACACAGCAATGACATTGTTTGATTTTGACACAGGAAAATCCTTTTCGGTATAAGTCTCATTAACCGTACTGTATCTTGTGTTATACTTGTAGTCAAACAAAAGAAAAGCCCCGCCGAAGCGGGGCTTAAAAAGACCTAAGTCCTTGTTTTTATTAGGCTGCGCCGGGTGAGCCGAACACGGCGCGAGGGTCACTGAACCCGAAGCTGTAACGCTCCCTCGCTTTGAACCTCATGTTACCTGTGTCGAAGTCGGCTTCCATGCCGGTCGACAGAGGTGTGCGCTCGAAGTGTACGAAGCCACGAGGTGCGTCAGTCTTGATGAAGAACGCATCTGGATCTGTGAGGAAGTCGTTGACAGCGTAGCCGTCAGGAAGCATCCCCATTGATTTAAGCGCGTTCACATCGTTGTCGGCTGTGCCGACGCGGAGGTTCGATACCATCAGACGCTCTGCGATAAACTGCAGTTGGCGAGGGATGACAAGCTTCAGGCCGCGAAGAGCGATCTTCATGCCGCGCTCATCAACAAAACCAGCAATGTTGATCAAAGCATCTTCGAGAGATGTTTCGTTCAGGTCAGCTGCAGTTGATGGAGTGTTGGCAAAATCACCACCGTTAGCAAGTGGGTGGTTAGTCGCACAAAGCGCCTTACCGTCGCCACCAGCTGAAGCACCACCTGTAAAGGCGTTGTTCAGAACAGCGGCGGCTTTCACCTGCTTGGAGTGAGCCATTGAGCGTGCAAGGGCACGTGTATAGCGTGAGCCAAGACGGTCGTAAAGATTGTCTTCGATAGCTTCCTCGGTCAACGAGAACGCCAGAGCGACAGTCTCGTGGTTATACCGAGCAGTGTAAGCCTCACCAGCTTCGTCGAAGTTGATGCCTGAACCCTCAGATTTAGTCGGTGCTGCGCCGAAACCGGTCAGCATGACTTCCTCTTCGAATGCACGATCAGAAGACTCAGTGGTGAAGATTTCGGAGTGCTGGTTTTCGTAACGACCATACTCCATGCCAAAGAGGGCGTTAAGACCCGGCTCCAGCTCTTTCGCGAGTTGTGCGCGTGAAATAGCCATGTTTCAGCCCTCCTTAAACGCCAGTAGTCGACGGAGTACCAGCTGCAATACCACCGTTGGCGGAATTGAAGTGGTTATTCAGTCGAACCATTACAGGGATACCAGCAGCGGTGAAGTCTTGGTTATCGGGATCGTTTTGGAAACCCATAATCCGCAACTGCAGAGCAGCTGTAGCAGCGATTGTGCTAACACCCAATGAACCAGCAGACAGACCAGTTGAACTTGAACCAGTTGTTGCTGCGGCGAAGTTCGCATTGATGAACACGTGACCGCGAGCCGTGGCTTCGTTGGTCAGTGAGGCATCTGATGCAATCACAAACGTCTGCATTGGGTCGTCATAGACGAACGCCTTTACAGGATGGTCTGTATCTGCACCTGAACCAGGCCAGTAGTTAGAGAAGATCTTTTCACCAGTGGTTGAGGAAACGTATTCACAGCCCCAGAACACACCCAGCAGACCTACCGTGCCACCCGCATCTGCACCAACGATGTCAATGACACCTGTGGAGAGAGGGATAACAGGGGAACCCTGATAGATAGCGTTCGTGTTGCCTGCAGCAATACGATACTCAGTTGCACCAGTGCTGTTGGCGTTCTGACCCACTTTTCCAATGGGACGAAGACCGAATGCGCCATTTGTATTGGCCATTTGACAGCTCCTTTAGCTTTCAGTTAATCGGTAGACCCACGTCCACCGAAGGATACACGACTTTGCCGATTGTTTTGAATCGGCATCGAAGGATGTGACTCCTTCATTAAGTCCTGATCGACAGCCTGCATCTGTTCGCGGGTCCGGTTCCCGTAATACGCGGATCGTTCTTGCGCAGTCTCGACAGGGATGCGACACAACATCAGACCACCTTGACCAATAACGCCTGCGTAACTCCCAGAGTCAATCACAGGGGCGTGGTATGTTGGATGCTCATCAGCACGGACAGGTTCCCATCCTTCCCGAAGTTTGGATGTGACGTTCATCACGTCCTCCTCGCCTCGCATAGCTGTTCGAATCCAACGGTGCACATAGCCTTCAGGGGCGTCAGGTGCTTGTAGGTGACTGGGCGGTGCCCATGGTTTACGACGCGCGGTTGTTTCACGCGATTCGGTTGCTCGTGGAGCTCGTTTGTTATCAGTCATCAGATCAATCCTTCACGTACTTTGCGTATTCCTCAAGAGGGACGTTCAGCTTTTTCGCAATAGCGATCTGCGACGGTGAGAGCTTCACGGTCCTGCGCCCTGATTTTGTGCTGCGGGATGCTGAAGAGCCAGCAGGTGCGACCTGACTATTCCCCGATCTCTTCTCCACCTTGAGCTTGTTCGGAAACTCCGAACGCATACGGCGGTCGATTTCACTATAATACTCATCGCTCTGTGGGTCAAACCCTTCTTCCTCGACGAGTCTACGGTGAACACCGAAGGCGGCATAGGTCATGACCTCGTCTTGACCAAACCACGTGTTCTTCTCCGCCCAACCCTGTGCCTTTTGATCGACCGCGGGAGCAGCTTGTTGCTGCTGGGGCTGAGGAACATACTGCTGTTGGGTCTGCTGTTGCGCTGGAGCCTGCAAGCGCTGATCAGCGCGCTGCTTGGCTATTTCATAACGATCTTTGTCAGAAGTCGCTCGTGCCAGAGCCTCCTGAGCTTCGATCATCTTGTCCGTATCGCCAGCGTCATAAGCGTCCTTGTAGTTACGGCGAGCCGACGTAACTTGTGCCTCGATCCGGGCTCCGTACTCATTCAGGTAGCCGCTATCCAGCTGCTTCAAGCGACCTTCGAGCTGTTGCTTTTCCTGCAACAACTGCTGAGCAACACGAACAGCCTCTTGGCGATCGCGCTCTTCCTTACGGTATTTCTCCGTCAGGCGAGAGATGCGCTTCTGGACACCTTTGCTGTAGGTTTCAAGCTCGTCGGAGTTGTCCCCCTCAGAGGCCTTCACCTCATCTGTTGTGGGTTCATCCTCGCCGGACTCCTCCACTTCCTCCTCGATGATGATCTCTTGATCGTCATCCTCGATAGCCTTCTTGGCCTCTTCAGACATACGTCTTCTCCTCAGACAGTTTTGATATCGGTTGGCTCAAGAACTGTGGCAATCACCTCATCATCGTTGATGATGCGGATCTCTCCACCTTCGATCTTAAACCGAGAGCCGGAATACCGGCCGATGCAGACCCAATCGCCCTTCTTGCACCACGGCTCTGAATCAGGACCAAACTTGTCAGCGTCTTTGTAGGCCAGAGGCCCGACACTTAACACGTAAGCAACAACCGTCGCTACGCTTTCTCGGTCCCGCACCTCATCAGGGATATACAAACCGCCTTTGGTTTTTGCATCCGTTTGATAAGGCATAACCAAAACCCGCCAACCAGTTGGTTGCGGGAGACGGTCGAGCAGTGGTTTTTCTACGAGAGATGGGTCTAGTACGCGCTCACTTGGATTGACGTACGATGTGTCGAGAGAAGGTACCGCGCTGTCCCCTTCAGGGGCGGCAGCCTGAGCTGCTTTGTCAGCGTTGATTTTCTGCGCAACATGGTCAGGAAGATAAAGTTTCTTCGTCATAATCTGCGTTTTTCTCCAGCAGGGCCTTTATTTCAGCCGACGCGTAGGAAAGGCCCCGTAGCTCACCCACCAGCTTTTTGTATTCTTCCCAATTGGGAAGACCGTCCGTGGCGAGGAGGTCTTTTATGTACTCCTCCCGCTCACGCAACAACTTATACACACGTGACGCAAAGTCCACAACATCCATTATAGGTACTCTCCATAATCATCTTCCAAGTCAGAGGTGATTGGACCACCCTCTACCCACTTGTCACATGTATGGTCAGCAGCGCAAACGAATTTTAGCATTTGGCAGTAACCGACATCACCAGACTCGTCACCGATGCACTCAAGGACATCATCGGTCTGGTTGTATGCACCACAGTTTCCGCAGACGTCAGACAGGCGAGACGTCCCACCATCGGCTGGATCGCGGTAGTCCGCAGTCTCAACAGCCGACTCTTTGTTCTTCTCATTGACAGCCTCGTCACGAGTGGCAACAGGGCACTTCTTCCCGTCATCGTCATCCATGAACTGATCAACCGGGGTCATCTCCCCAAACGTAATAGTAATTGAAGGCATCAGAACACTCCTCTGAATGTTTGTGGACGAGCAATTGGGCTGAACGATTTTACAACGCCGCCCTTTGCCATCTTCTTCTCAGCTGTACTCAGCGCAATCGCCACAGCTTGTTTCTGCGGGTAGCCCTCGTCCCGAAGCTTCGAGATGTTAGAAGACACCGTCTTCTCGGACTTTCCCTTCTTCAGAGGCATCAGTTGCCTCCTTGGTTGCGCTGTGCAGCCATCGCCATCTGTGCGGCGATACGCTCACGGTTCACCTCATTGCGCTCGTCAGCCACATCTTCCTGCAGCTCTAAGCGAGCAGCCTCGGAGGCAGCTTTCTGCGACAGCTTGGCCTGATCGATCTCAAGTTTAGCCTGGTCAATTTGACCGTCCTGCATGATCTCCTGCTGTTTGAGCTGGAGCTCACTGTTGCGAATCTGCACCAGTGGGTCAGCCATTGGGTCAGGGGCGGGAGGCATAATCTCAGGAAGCATCTTCTCAATGATCTGTTGCTGCAGAAGAGCAGCGTAGTCCGCCGAGTGCTTTGGATCCTGCAAGGCAGCCTGTGTTTGAGCGATCTGCTGCTGCGCTTGCTCTGGTGGGATGGCGCCAGTCTGTACAGCAATCTGTACTTGTTGGATCAGCTGCTGCGACTGTTCAACCATCTGTTGTCTCGCCAGCAGTGCGATATGCTCCATGATGTGTGACAGGAGCCCCGTCACAGCGTGAGGCACGGCCTGAACCAACGGCAGCTTGAAGAACGACACGTGCGCTTGGATGTGTGCTTCGTGGTTCTGGTCAGGGAAGGCCTGCATGGGTGTCCCCACAATCGCGCGACCGTTCTCCATTGCTGGGTCCATAGGCTGCGGCTGCGGTGGTGGTGGCAGAACCTCATCGATGTTCTGCACTTCGAGCGCCTGATACATCCGGCGATACGCTGCGTGCAGGTTGTGCATCTGCGGATTGGTCTGCGCCAGCTTCAGTTGCTCTTGAGCCAAGGCTACGCGCTGCGCCATCGAGAAGATGTTCGGGTCGCTGACCGGGATAATGTCCACACGACCGTCGAAATCCTGTTCCTTCAGCTGTTGGCCGTCACCCTCAAGCTGGTATGGGTAAGAAGCTGGTAGGTTTTCTGACACAATGCGAGCAAGGATCTTGAACTCCTGCTTCTGCCCGTGGTGCAGCCGCTTGTGAATCGCTGACAAAACTTTCATGCCGCGCTCGAGCAGGGCCACGGTTGTTCCGACAGGTTGTTCTTGGCCCATGTTCTGAGCCTGCTGATCTGCGACCGATACAAACCGTCGGCCGCCGTCGACCAACGCACCGAGGAGCTGCGCAAGAGTTGCGGAAGGCTCTTTGTAGGGGAGCGGAATGATGGCGTCACGGATGTTGCCACCCGGTGCATCAATGTCGCGGAACTCGCCAGGTTGCAAAGGTTCGTCGCTGTTGGCTACACGCATACCGCGGGCTTTGAAACCTGCAGGCAAGTTGGACAGAGTACCAGCGTCAATTAACTGACGCAGAATGCTTGTCGCTGCGCGGCCCAAGCCGCCGATCATATGGGTCAGGCCGAAGCCGTAGAACCCAAGACCAGGGAGAAACTTGTATGGGACAAAATACGGGATAGACTCCCGTGTCGGATCCGTCTCAACGTAGTTGCGGCGAATAGAAAGAACCGTATTGCTGTTGCGGTCGATCGAGACGATGTACGGAAGCTTGATGCCTGTCGGCTCTCCATCCATTCCGATGTCCTCAAAACCCTCAAGGTCCAGCTCAACGTGCATCTCAAGGATAGTGCGTACGTCATCCGTGTAGGATGAACGAGACGTTCCCTGCAGCTCGTCGACCTTGCTGCGGACTTCGTCCTCTTCGTCGTCACCGCTATCCGTGAGTTCGACGTCTTGATAGAAACCAGCAACCTGCATCTTACGGACTTCGTTGTCAGACATCTTCAAGACATGAGTGATACGAGGTGCGCTGCGCAGATCCGTCGCTGAGTAAGGAACAACAACATCCTGAGCTGGGACAAAACGCGCCACTGGGCGCTGCTTGGCCTGATCAAAGTATAGCTTCTTGAAGGTCATCCCCGCAAGTGGGAGATAGAACAGCATTTGGTCTGTATCTGGGTCGTATTCTTCCATGCGGTCAAGGATCAGATAGTTCAGGTAGTCCTTGACCCGTGTTGCTTGGGCCTCGGTCTCTGCATTCTGGAGGCCAAGCACTCTCGTCTTTACAGGTCCGCCGGCTGGGAGAAGTTCCTTATAGGCCTGGGCCTGAAACTGCGTGACGCTCTCGGCTACAAGAGGGTGTGTGACGTTGGACGCACCTTCGAACGGGCTACTGCGCTCCTCGGTCTTCACGCCCAACAGCTCCAAACCCTTGACGTACGTTTCCTCCCAGTCTTCTCTCGAGGCCAAGTCGTCCTCAAAAGCGCCAACCAAGTCGGAGGCAATGTCTCCAAGGGTGTCATCCTCGAGGAACTCCGCAAGGTTTGCGTCGAATGGGATCAATTCCTCAGCAGACATCTCCTCCATGCCGATCAGCGCCTCAATCAGCGCGCCGTCTGGCGTCTCTGTCACCTGAGCTCCGCCCTCAAAGTCCTGTGGGACGTTGAGCGGGATCTCAACGCCGAACTCGTCTGGCATCCCAGCAGGGTTTACGGTGTTGTCCACCATGTTTCCAAAGGACTGTGGAGGTAGGGCCATCAGTAGTACTCCCGTTTGCGAGGCACCTGATCTCTGAAATCTAGGTTCTCTTCATCATGTATCATCACGAACCCACCTTGGCGGAACCGTATCAAAGCTAACGTCATGGAGTCGCAAAAATCGTCATGATCGCCATTCGGAAAGGAAGAAACTTCCTCGATCACTTCTTCTGCGAAGCGCTTGTCTTGTGGGGCCCATACCAAACCCGCCTCAAACAGCGGGGATACCATGTGCATTCTTGTGGTCTTATCTACACCACCGCCGCCTGCGCGTCTACCGGGGGAGAACCCGAGTGCAGGAATACCGCGCGATCGCATCTCGTCAATCAACGGGCGGCCCGTGGCCTTGGCCTCGACAATCACCATGTCCGGCTCCCAATACTGGTGCTCTTCAAACGCGACCTCCTTGAGCTCCGGAAAGCTCCAGCGGCCGCGCTGACCATCCAGTAGGATCAGGTGGTCCTTGCCGTCGTCGTCATGCTCAAACACACCCCACGTTGTGATTGCAGAATAGTCTGCAGTCTCCTTCTTCGAGAAGGCCGTATCGTAGGCTTGGATAATGTACTTGAGCTTGGGTATGTCTTCCTTGTCCCAGACACGCCACCACTCCTTGCGGACGATAGCGCCACCAGCTGCAGTAGGTTGCTGCTGCCACTGGGCCGACCACTTTTGCGCAGGAAGTGAGGCTTTGATCGAGAGCAGGGCATCTTTGTCCCAGAACTCAGGCCAGAGCGGACTACCAGAAGGTAGTAACGCGGGGAACTCGACCACTTCCCACTGGTCTGCCATGGGGTCAGCGGACTGGTTGGCAATGAGGCGTCCTGTCAGATCCTTCTTGCCCCATCGTGTCATAACCACAATAATGGCGCCGCCGGGCTGCAGACGCTGCCGAGGGCCAGAAGTGTACCATTCGTAGGCGTGGTCGAACGCCGTCTCGCTTAGGGCGTCTTGTTCCGAGTGCGGGTCGTCGATAATAAACAGGTCAGCGCCGCGGCCAGTGACGGCAGCCCCAACACCAGCAGCAAAGTACTCGCCGCCTTTGTCAGTGCCCCATTTACCCGCGCCCTTGTTGTCCTCCTTGAGGTTAGTGCCGGGGAAGATCTCTTTGTAGGCTGGGTCATCAATCAAATCCCTCACCTTGCGGCCGAACCGCACGGCGAGCTCCGTGTTGTGGGTGGCCTGAATAATCTTGAGCTTGGAGTTGCGGCCGAGAAACCATGCAGGCATCAGGAATGATGCAAATTCCGACTTCGAATGACGAGGTGGCATGTTGATAATCAAGCGTTTGATCTTACCCTGAGCCACCTGCTCGAGCTTCTCAGCGATAATCCGGTGGTGAGCACCCTCAATAAAGTTCTCATACACGTGATGAGCAAACGTCATAAAGCTGTCGGTCGCCTTCTCACGTATATCAAGCTTGGACTTGGCCTGCGTGAGAGCAAAAATCTCTTTCAGGACGTCATCTGGTAAGGCGTCGAGGTTAGCCATTCAATCGCACCCTGTAGTTCCCGCCGACATGATCAAAACCAACGCGCTCTAGCAGTTGGCCCGTACGATCCTTTGAGACATTGGTCGTAATGCCCATGTAAAGCTCCGTGGCGCCGTTTTCTTTCGCCCAGCTCTGGAACATCTTGAGCATCTTGATCGCGGTCCGTGGACCGCGGTGCTCGGGCAAAACAAACCATGCGAAGTCGCTCGCAACAGATCCCCGGCTGAACACATAGTCCGTAATGCTGCCGCACAACATACCCACGGGCTCACCTTCGTCAGTGGATGCCAGTACCCCAAAGCCACGAGGGTTTTCGATAACCAGTCGCACTAAAGAGTTAGCTATCTGCTCGATGTCGAACGGCACAGTCTGGAAGTCAGACTCCTGCTGCATACGCATAGCAAGACCAATGATGTCACGTATCTTCTCGATGGAGAAAGGCTCGTAGCGCATTATACCAAACTGGCAATTCCCAAGCGTTTCAAAGCGCGATCCCCACTACCAGCACGTCCTGGCGTGATCCTCGCTCCTAGATCCCTGTCTTTATCCCTGACTTTGGAACTGCCTGCCCCTTTACCTAGCTGTGATGCGTCCAAGTATGCCATGGAGTCCGACAGCTCGTCAAGGAAAGACTTGTTGGCTGCTTGTTTATTCGGTGTAGAAAGAATAAGCTCTTCAGCTGCGTTACGAGCCTCAGGAGTTTTATACTCATCTCCGAACATGTCGTAAGACTTGTTGTTCAGTTCTTCTGCCGCGCCGGGAGTTCCATCGGAAAGCCCGTCCCTCGGACCTATGCCAGCGGCTTTTGCACCCATCCAAGGCGACCACCCTCCTCTATTCGCCTCATCCAGAGCAAAGTCAATCTGTTTGAAAACAGTCGTTGGATCGCTAGGGTCCAGACCAGTGCGCTCTTTGAACACGTTGCCAAGACCGCCATCCACATAAAGCTGGAACGGCCCGTAAGAACGCTCCCGCTTACCATCCTTTACGAAATTGCTTTGCCAGCCCTCTTCAGGGTTGGCGTTAAGCCCCTCGGCCTCAGCAACGCGAACAGCAATGTCGGGGTCCATGCCCCGAGAAATCGCCGCTTGACGAATGTACGCGACTAAAGAATCACGATCCATATCAGTAGCTCCCTGAGAAACCGTTGCCAGTCATCTGGCTAGACTTACAGCCGCGGACTTCGCCGCCGCCGCGGAACTTCTGCGTCTTGCCGCCGTAGCTGTCCATGAGACGATCATAATCCTCGGGGCTGTAGTTATCCTTTGGATCAATGCCTCTATTTCCTTGGCTGCCGGGAGCGTTGCCAATCATTTTAGGGCGCATTTTAGGGCGAAGAGATTTCTTAACACCTTCAGGGCGCTTCTTCGGGCGGAGCGACTTCTTTGGAGCAAGCTCCATAGTGTGCGCACCAGAAGTGCTTTTATCAAAGGGCATGCGATCTGCGGTTTTCTTTTTCATCTCTGTCTCCGAGAGCCAAGGTTCACGGCACTCTAGCAGCTCTTGATGAAATCCTCAATCGTCTTGCGTTGATTCTCTTCTGTGAACTCAGGGTGACGGATCGTCGTGTACTTCTGCACGACCGCGTTCGCCGGCCGCATTAACAAAAGCCCGTGCGCCAAGCTGAGAAAACAATACCAGTCCACCGATATAGGCGGAGTGCAAAAGTTGTACACAGGCGTGACGGCTCCTTGCGAGCGCAGCTTGGCACCACTAGAGGTCTTGACCTGCACCGTGGTAAGCCTGTTCCCAACCCGACACCACAAGTCCGCATCCTGCCGATCGACATGGTGAACCTCGACACCGTGCGTCTCCAAAATGTAAGCCGCCAAGAACTCCCCTTGGCGACCAATTTTGTGATTGTTACTCCCTGAGCGAGGCACAGTGTAGCTCCCCGCTACAGAAGCAGGTCTCGGTACACGTCAACCGCTTCTCGCTCCTCGGCCAATGCCGCCGCGTCGCGCTTGCGCTCCGAAATCAAACCACGAAGCGCCTTGACGTTGTAACCCTTGGCCTTAGCCACAGTGTAAACATCCTTGCGCTCTTGGTTCATGTCAGAAATCTGCGCTTCAGCCGACTCGATGTCCGCTACAAACGCCCTGATCTCCTCAGCCGCCGTCTCCGCAGCCTTCTGATTGTGCTTAAAGAAATCTTCGTCATGCTTCAAAGGTACTACAGTCATCGTTCTCTCCTGTGTTTTCAACGGTCTACCACTTACCCTGCGTGCGTCCAAGAAAAAAGAACACCGCAGCCAGACCAACAAACGTCACCGAGCAAATAACCAAAGTCCCACCCCAGAAAATCACCGCCTCTTTGAACTCCGCCTGACGGTAAGCCGTGCGCTTCCGCTCAGCCCGAACGCGCCGCAACGTGTCCTTGTATTCCTCCAAACCCTTCGGACCATACTGATACTGGATGATCGTCTCGATCTCCTTGCGCATGGCCTGCATCTTCTTCTGAGCCGCAAACGCATCCACGGCCGCCTGCTCCGCAGAACCCGTCAACAACGCCAGCAAACCAGGTTTCTTCGCCTTCTCCGCCGCGTAATTCACGTCGCTCACCGCACCAGCAAACTTACTCAGCGCGCCAGTCGCATCACGACCAGCCGCCAACAAGCTCTTCGCCTGGCCAACAGCCGTCGAAGCAACAGCCAATGCCGTAATCGGGTCAATCATGCTTCTCGAAACTCCAGTGGGCAATCCTCAGAGCCCGAAATAGCATAAACAAAAAGCTCACGCCCAGTACCACAGCGATAGTAACACACCTTTTCACTGTCCGCAAAAAGCCCCGTCCAACCAAGCGCGACCAAAATACACAGCATCAAACCATCCGTAACCATAAAGCCAAAGGCACCCAAGCAAGGCCCAAGGTCCGTGGACCACGCTGCGTAGCCCCCAGGTCAAACAATCCGTTGATATCGTCGCGTGTAAGCATAGTTCCCGGTCCCCGCTTCTCGGTCCTCGGAGCATACACCAAACCCAAACGAAAATACATACGCGATAAATTCTGCGCGGTCCTTGGACCTTGGTTGCCTGAGAAGGTGGGGGGGGCTGTTTACTTGTGGTCTACTTGTACCCAAATGGATTTAGGTCCAGCATTTTTTGAGCTTCTAATAATTAAAGGCGCGGCGCCTCGGGCGGGGGGCCCAAAAAGGGGGGGGGTGGGGGTCGCGGCTGGCGCTGATCGTTCGGATCGTTCGGCTGCAGTTACCCCCGCGCGGCGTGGTGCGCGGACCGACCGACCGCGCCCCGCGCAAAGTGACGTAGCGTCACTTGGACATCGATCACTTGTTTACCGCTTGCATTCCGCTTGGGGTGCGGCTATACATTTATGTATAGGGTGGCGGTAG